AACACCCAGTCTATTCTGAATTAGTTCTGCTTCTTTGAGTTCTGCAAAATGATTGTCGTAGACATAATCAAATTGAATGTGATCAGAAAGTAGTTTCCAATCTTCAGGAGTTACGATATTCTTGAGGATAAGTTGAGTCTTGAGCATATCCAGGAATACTCCTGAAAATCTCTTTCTCATTCTTCCGACAAACTTGGTAAACTTGATTTCGTCTCTTAGAATTTCCGAAGAACGACCAAGATTGAAACCACCCTCACCACCAAGACGTGACTCAGGAACTCCAAGTGATCTGTATAGTTTCTTTTGGAAATACTGAACGTCAGTAAGTTCGCCAAGATTTTGACCACCTGGTAAGGTAGTAATTTCTGTTCCACGACCACCTTCGCGTCTAGGGAGCCAGAAATCTTCAAGCATACTCATATGCTTCTTATCATCACGCATTTCACCAGTCGCAGAATCATAGACTAGTTTGTTGCGATAACGACTCATCACATCGCGGAGATATTGTTCCGCTTTGATCTTCGGTAGATTACCAACATCAATATAGAAGATTCTACGTTCTGGTGCTCTTGATAGTCTATAGATGACAAGAGAATCCTCAATCATTCTGAGTTGATTGAGTGCCTTAATTGCTTTGTGGAGATAAGAAAGAACTGCTTGTTTATTTCTGTCTACAAGACCAGAGTGTACATAAGTAATCGCATCCTTTGCAATTCTTGCTGCCCCTCCCATTCCCGATTTGTATTGGGAAGTATTGATCGCACTGCCTCTAGTATTTGGGTTATATTCATAAAATTCTTCTACTTCTGGGGTAGCAAAAGAACCCGTACCATTTTGTGTACCACTTACTGAAAATGATGGGTTGACCGCAGTCTTTGCATCTTTCTTGATCTTTCTGACCAACTTAATTTTCATTGGGTCAATGTATCTGACCTCTTTGATTCCCTCTTGTGGTTTTTCGAGATCAATAACTTTATGGTAGTAGATTCTTCCATCTACATACCAGTTTCTCATAATCTCATGACATCTCTTGTCAAAATCTAAAATCTCTTTGATATATCTAAATTCGTTTCTAATTGCGTCTTTGAGTCTATCCGACGCAGGTAAATTCTGTAGATCGATCTGTACTGGAGAATCGTTTTGATCAGAAACGATTGCCTCGTTAATAACATCCTCAATAGCACCATCCACTTCGGGATGCAGTGCCATCTCTCTATATCTCTTAATTAAATCGTACTCAGATTTATAAACACCTTCAATATCTACATACTGCCCATAAAAACCACTAGACACATAAAAATCCGAAGAATCTTCTTGATTCTCCGGCACAGGAGAAACGACAGATTTTTTAGATCTGTCGTTTCCATCGTCTTGGATTTTAAAACCAAATAATTTAGCAGGCATCCTTCAAAAATAGTAAAATTCCTTTTTACTATTTATTAGGTCAAAATATCAGAGTCCTGCGCCTGTGGTTCCTCCACCAGCCTGTTCAGTATCACCAGGGTTCAGTTGGCTGTTACCCTCGTTATCGAGAGCATCCCACCATTGAACTTGTAGATCAACTGTGAATTCTTCGATGGTGTCTGCCTGATCATAAGAAAGTTCAATAGAACTTACATTAGTTGGGAAGACTCCATAGAATCTATAGGACTTGAGAACTGGGATCTGACTACCACCAGTAGGAATTTTTTGTGGTTGAGCACTTGCTCCTTCATTTCTACCTAGTTGGTAGACATAAGCGTCAGTTTGGTATTGACCAGGGCGAGTAATACCGCTGTTGTCGTCATGCTTGTTGATCATATTCATCCACTTCTCGAAAGAAGTTCTGATGTTAAAGTCAACATCGTTGATGACTGTAATGGTCCAGACATCAAACGTTCTGTCACCAGCAACTTTGAGGTTTCTTCCTCTGAAAGGAACATCGATTACGTTGACATTAGATGCAGGCAGGTTAGCTGCCTTAATCATAAATCTGGTGTCTTCCTTAATCGAATTCTGCTCATCATTGCTCAGTTTTGCATCGAGCAATTCAGGGAATTTGATAACACACTCAAAAAGGTTGGGGCGTGCGCCCCCTCCCTTGAGTCTTGCTTTAAAGTCCTCCAGTGTTCTGGTATTAAAAGTAGGAGAATTTGGGAATTTCATTGTTCTTGGTTCCTCGGTAAATTAGAGATTGAAAGTGAATTAGAAAATGTATCAGACGGTTCCAACAACCTCTTCAAAGCTAACTCCAGTTCTGTTAGCTACGAATGTGAGACCGATGAAGTTAATCGATCTTGCTGGTTTGACGAAGATGTCTGCTCTGAACTGGTTTGCGTCAACAACATCTGGAGTGTTATTTGACTCGTCGCAAACAACTAGGAACTCAGTGATTCCTCTCTTCGCTTGAACATCACGGAGATATGGTTCGACAATATTCAAGAAGTTAGTTCTTGTGATAACATCGTTGAACTCGAAGAGTTGAGCGCGAGCAGCACGTTGGATTGCAGACTCAATAGTAAGGAATAGACGACGGACGTTGATTCTATCGAATGCAGATGCATAGGATAGTGCGGTCTTATCACCGAAGAGGATAACACCTGCACCAGGCGAGAAGATAACTGGGTTAATTCTCTGTGGATAGAGGAGATCTCTCTGTGTTTGGGATGGGTTGTATGCAAGTTTAACTGCATTGTTGATTGTGCCTCTCTGAGCACCCGCTGGCGAGAACCATGGGAAACTGGAGATAGAAGTTCTACACATCAGACCCGCAATATCTCCATTTAGTGGGATATAGAGGAACTTGTTGTTGAATCTATCAAATGTGTACTTGTAACCAGAATCAAATACTGCGTAGGAAGAAGAAGTACAACCATCGAAGAAGTCGATGACGTTTCTTGTTTGAGTATCTGGGTTAGTTACGTTGACAACACCACCTTTATGTGGGGATGCAGTTACAACACAATCCTTTCTCTCATTTGCAATATCAATCAGTTTGTTGATCTTTGCCTGAGATTCAAAAATTGTATCTCCACCAGAAGGTCCATTGATCAGATAGTTGACAGAAACATCAGAAGGATTTCTGAACTTCTCGTAACCAGTGAGGATATCACCCAGAGTTACATCATACTTGGTGACACCATAGTCTCCACCATGTGCAAGGGTGTATGTCTTATTACCTAGAACACCAAATGTTACCGAGGTTGCATCTTGGTTCCATGCAATAGAAGCACCACTTTGAAGTGCATACCCACCTAGAGAAGTAAATCCAGGAGAGAGTAGAGTATCTTGGTTTCCAGCAAAGACATATGCAGATCTTTGTGCCAGGAATGTCTTATAGTGTACATTCTGTGCAGGAGTAACTCTGCCGTCATTTGCCTTGGAAAGTGAGTTAAACTTCTCAAGGATGTTACCTGCAACACCACTTACTGCACCTTTGTCATCAATGACAACGATGTTGACCTCATCATTCTTGGTCTTTCTTTCTGCAGCGTAGTTAGAAGTACCTGGTTTTGGAGAAATGTTCTTCCAGAAGATATCACCACTTGCTAGGGTAATCTTCTGTTGCTCATACCAGTCAATTGCAGTGAAGTTAGTATCAGTTAGAAGACCTTCACCTTTACTATCGGTACCATCATTTGCACTTCTTGCATACTTAAATACGATAGTCGTAGATGCAAGAGATACTGGAGATGCAGTATCGGAGAAAACAATGCTATTAGATTCATCGACAGAATGAATTCTTCCAGTGAATGTTCCGTTTAGAGAAGTGATGAAATCGTTCTCATCTAGGATGGAAAGATCGAAACCACTTGGGAACTGGATAGAAGTAGAACCAGAAGAAACTGTTCCACCATCTGTAGATCTTAGTTTCTCCAAGGAATCTGCAACACCAACGTTGTTAAATGCTTGGATGTACTGATTTCCTCCACCAAGAATTCTACCTAAACCACTCTGGGTGTACTCAGCTTCTGACCACTCATCGTTGTCGATGTCGTACTTACTGAGAATCTTAACGTCAACACTACCAACGTTAATCTGAGTGATGATACTCTTTAGATATCCGTTGAATGTCTTAACTGTTCCATCTGTTCCTGCATAGGAAGTGGAAACACCAACTGTTACTGCATAACCGACTTGAAGACCGAAGGTACCAAGTCCCAGTCTTTGGTCAGCTGCGTTATCGATAACTGCGATTTTTAGTTCATCTGCCCAACTACCTGGGTTTCTTGCTGCGAACTTCCAAGTAGTATCATTAATATGATTGTTTTCGTAGTCTTCGGTTCCAGTAATCTTAAGACCTGCTACTGCAGAGTCAGTTACTGATACGTGGGAGTTTACTAAACTAGTAGAGTCTGCTCTAACTACGTTTAGTACTCCACCATAAGAAAGGTAAGCGGAAGCGGTCAACCAATATTCGTTTTGACCATCGGTCTCGCTGGGCTTACCAAATGTTGCTAGAAGATCTTGCTCCGTTTCGATCAGAACTGGTACTCCAACTGGACCTTTAGCAAAGGGTCCGACGAAACCACCAACTTGGTCAAATACAGGATCAATTCTTCCGACGGTTAGGTCAACTTCCCTAACCTTTACGCCTGGTGATACTAGATTAAGCGACATGTCTTTCCCTCTGAAGAAGATTCATATGACTGCTAATATTTAGAATTTTGACCTTTTTCAGAGGGGAAACAACACATGAACCCTTTACCAGTCAGGGTATTCCCAACGTGTATGGTCTCTTGCAACACGTCTTCTCCTAGTAATCCTATCAATAGTACAGACTTTACATTCATATGAATATGCAGATGGCAGACTGCCTCTACTCTTTCTCGTCAGGTAAAATCCATCTAATAAGTCTTTGGTTTGACCGCAACTTCTACAAGTTCTCTGCGCTAAAAATAGATGACCAAGTTCAAACTGGTCTTCAATATCCATCAGTTGAACTCCCACATATATGATTGATCACCATATTCATCCATATGCCATCTATCACCATTCTCATCTATAAAACTTTCTCCACCTTCTAAACCATCAGAGATAAATCCAAATGGTGCCATATCTGCTTCAATTTGATCTCTCTGATCTTCGTAGATTCTCTTACGAACATCCTGATCAGACATCTCTTTGAAATAATCTTGCATGACCAACCATGCAAAAATAACTAGACACATTGCAAGGTCGTCGTTACATCCATCTTCCGCTTCAAATGAGTTTGACTTTTGAATGAAAGTAGTTAGTTCACTAATAATATCGTAGTCGTTGATAATTAGTTTATCATCTTCAAGTAGAGTCTTTAGATTCATGCATCCTGTCTTTTTGACAGTCTTAGACATCTTGACTCCCATCTGGGATTTTTTACCAGAGAATCCTTGACCAACAATCTGACCTGCACGCCCTCTCATAGAACACATCAGGATATTATCGTATTCGAGATCCATATGAAGAATCTGACCCACTTGTTCTCCCAGGTCATTAACTTCCACTAGAACGAATGCTCTATTATATGATATTGCAACATCCTTAATGATGTTTGGGAACAACATCGGTTTGATTTGATTGTTCCTATATTTTGCTACAAGTTGATATGGAAATTCTGTCGTATCGAAGATGGTAAATGCTGAGTAATCTTTTTCTACACCACGAGCAACGTCAACAGTCATGATGTAGTTGTGATCTTTAATTGGTTCCTTATAAACGTCCAACCCTGCGTTTCTCTTGATTGGATCGTCATAAGTCATCGACCTCAACTTAGGTGCTGAGATCAGAGTATCAACAGATCCAAGGAATTCACACTCAAACTCAACCTTGAATTGTTGTTCAGATGTGTTTGCAATGGTCTGTGCTTTCCACTTCGCATCCCTACCTGGGACTTCAGACCAATGGACATCAGTTGGAATATATTCGTTCTTTCCCTTCTCCGCATCATGCCACATGCGGTAGAAGTGATTCATACCCTTAGGGGTAGAAACGATCAGGACTTTTGTAGATTTACCTGACGAGATAGTAGGATAAACAGAGGCAAAGAAGTCATCAGCAATGTGATTCGGGATGAATGCGAACTCGTCCAGAAAGATGACATTATAGGAGCCACCACGGACAGCAGATGCAGAAGTAGACGCGGCGATAATCTTTGATCCATTCTCCAGTTCAAGCGATCGTTTGTTCCAAGATACAATACCCTGTTGCATCCATTTAGGTAACTTCTCATACGCAAATTGTAACCTTCCGAGAAGGTCTTGTGCGGTGGAAGCTTTGTTGGCAAGAATTGCAATATTTACATTATCATTAAACACTGCATAATGCAAAAGGTAAGACACACATGTAGTTGACTTACCCGTCTGTCGAGGCATTCTACAGATATTAAATCTATTATTATGGAAGTTCTCAATTAATTTTTCTTGGAACTTATACATGTTAAAGGGGATCTCACCTTCATCAAGAGAAACAATCTTGATGTAGTTTTTTGCAAAATAAACTGGATCCTCTTTGCACTTAATAAATTCAATAACCTGTTCCTGAGTAAACTCAACTGCGACGTTGGCTTTTTTCAGATTGGGATTACCAAGATATACATTATCAGACATAAAAATTACCTTTGTTCAATCCAGTTAAGTACTGCAAGTGCATCTTTGTTGGTGTTAGGAGAAGCAGTAGCAAGAGTGTAAGTATCACTGATTGTACCAATACCAGATCTTCCAAGTTGTAATGCTCCTTTATCATCAACATCAACCAAAGAGGCACCACCAGCAATCGTAAATCCTGAGAGAAGTGCTTGTCCTCCAGTGAGTGCAGTTGCTGTAGTATCATATTGCACAAAGGAGTTTGGATCTGGATGATCTTCCCAATTCGCACCAGTCAAAGTTGCATTCTGAAAAAGTCTCCAATAGACATTCGTGTTATCGTTTGTTACTGCTTGTAGAGACCTCAGTAACATAACTGCCTGAAGTTCATCTGCTTTA